GGTTCTCACGGTCAATCCATGCCTTGTGGACCTCGTTCCATTCATCTATGGTAAGACAACAAAAGTCTGTCAAGGATAGGCCAATCGCACCGATTGCCACCCCTAACAGACTCTCTATCGTAGGCGGGTTGTTATTCCTTACTTGCTTTTTTTTTCAGCCTCTGCTGGTGTGAAGAGTGAATTCGTAGCCTCGGTGAAGTCCTCCATCGAAAGCTTGTCTGCAAATTCCTCCAGTTCCATAGTGAACTCTACACCTTCAGCGTTTGATGCAGCAGCAACAATGCAGTAGAGCAGCGTAACTACCATCACGACATCGCCGGAGGTCAGTTCGCTGAACTCCTTACCAGTTTTTCTCTTGAAACGAAGCAAGGCACCCATCGTCATGCGGAATGGGTAGGACTTACCACCGACACTCAACTCCTTCATCATGATAATTCTTCTCCGGTTAATGCAGATGGAGTGAAGGTTATCTCACCGTCATTCTCAAGGCTGATGCTATAGGTAGCATCGTCCTGTGCAGGATCAGTCTCATCCATGGAAGCGATAATGAAGTTACCGCTCAGATATGGAGTCTGGTCACTCTCGCGCTCGAAGCCTACAACCTGAACTGACTGTGCAGTCTTCCAGGCATTGATCAGAGTCTTGAAGCCTCCTTCAGTCTCGTCATAGTTTCGCAGACCCTCTGCAGAGATGGTGACACTTAACGCTGTAATACCCTTACCCTTCCACAGAGATGAGGACAATGAGGCAGAAGCAACTGGCTTGACTGCACGTTCCTTAGTCTCAGCAGAGTAGGATACGGAATGGGTGGTACAGTGACCGACAGCCTTACCGCCTATCTTGATAAGGATATCGCTACCATTAATATATCCGGTTTTTGTTGCCATTTTTAATTAGATTTTAATTTGAAATTGCAAATTCTGTGCGTATGCGTCTCCTTGCCAGAGTTCATCCGCATTAACTAACACGATACTCCTTGCGACAAGTGTCGCACCTGTATGATCATCTGTGTAGACGTAGGACTTTCCGTCCAGAAGCTCTGCGACCCGCTCAGCCATGACTAGACTCTGTGCCTCGGTCTCTGCGAAGCAGACAACCTCATAGTTCGCCGTGTTCGCACCTGAGAGACCCTGACCACCCTTGTATACGGTAGGGGTGATGTTCTGCCTCCGGTAGCAGATGTACGGAAGCTCTGCTCCTTCCTCGCTAACGATTGGGAACACCTTGTTGCAGTTCTGGCTCAGTTCTGCATCATTTGCCAGCACATCTACCAGTAATGCCCCGGCACTAAGGATTGTCATCTTACTCATTGACTCGTTCACAGATTAATCGGTTCATATGCTTTGCAGGGCTAGGCTCGATGGCACGGATGTGGAACAGGTTACCGTTTCCGTTGAGCTGGCGAACCCGCCATTTCTCGCCAACCTGATGCTGGTCACGGATAAGGACATCTATCCGCTCAGAGAAGAAGAACTCTCCTACAGTCTCGCCTGTTGCACCGCTCTTCCACTGGATCTCCGCATGGATGGGGCTGCCCTCGGTCCAACTTACAGTCTCGGCTCCGTACTTATCCCTCGTTACCGATGGGCGGAGCAGAGTGACGATGTCATTCATCCTTCCCGCTATCATTTCTGGACTTTAAGTTTACGAAGGGAACAAATAATGCCTAACGCAGCCGGAGTCACATGGAACTGTGCCGTTGATGAGGCTTCACGCTGTGCGTAGTAGTCTGCCACGATCATCAGTGCAAGAACCTTGAACTGACTTACAGCTTCAGTCCCCATCTCGGTAAGTTCCTCCGTAGTCCTGCCTATCTTAGCCAATGCCAGTGACTCTGCGGAGTTGCCAAGACTTTCCAGATATGTATCTTCGTCAATAATATCGTCCAGGCGCAGATGCACCTTTATGTCGCTAAGTGTTATGTATTCCATTATTTGTTCCCTTTTACTACGTTAGTACTTTATGACTGCTTGGTCAACTTAGCAAATGCCTCGTCACGCAATACGGAGATTGCATAGTCAGCATTCAATACGAAGTCAACCACGTTCTTACGAGCCTGAGTATAAGGATCTACAACAAAGTTGATATCACCGAACAGACCCATTGGTGAGTATTTGAATGCACCGTAGTATACAGCTCCGTCAGGAACGTTGTGGTTGCAGAACACTGGAACACCATTGATGCGGCCGTTCTCAACGATTGCAGTAGTAGCACCAGTCCACTTTGGAGTACCCTCAAGAAGAGCCTTGGTAGTCTCGTTCATAACGTATGCCTCACCTTCTGCAGTGATGCCTTCGTTCAGACAGATTCCACGAAGATCCAAGATGTTTGCCAATGTAGGAGCAGCACCTGTGTATGTCTTAGCGTGTCCGGTCTTCATGGTAACGAATGGACCTACAAGGTGAGTTGCACCAGTAACTGCAGATGCGCTGAACATAATCTTGTTCAACAGTGCAGACAATGCAACAGGCATGTACTTGGTGCAGATAAGCTGGATGAGGTTGTCAGTCTCGTTCAGAGCCTCGCGGGTAACAGGAACTGCGATACCGATGCGCTCTGGATAAGCGGTCAACTTGTTCAATGGAATCTTGGTGTCGCCCAATGCAACGGTCTCATCTACGATTGAAGCCTCAAATGCCTCAACAACTGGCCATACATAGTTGCCCTTCAGACCTGTCAGCAATGGCATGCCAATCTTAGACAGAATCAAGCCTTCGTACAATGGCTCAACGATGTCACCCATGGTGAGTGGTGCTGGGTTGTTAGGAGTAGGAGTGACATAGTCATCACTTACCAGGTTGGAAGCATTGCCACCGAATGCGTCACGCTGAATCTTAATTTCAAAACGCTGGCCGTTCTTCAATGCCTCACGCATCTGCTTATTAGCATCTTCGATGTTGTCACGGCGAACCTCAATAGTCTTTGTGTTAGCCAGGATCTGCATCTGCTTAACGTTCAACTCGCGCTCCAACTGGATACGCTCTGACTTTTCTGCATCGGTCATTTCACGAGCCTCTGCGTCCACATTGTCAGCTATTGCGCCTAGACGATTCTTGATCTCTTCAATGCGCTCATAAGCTGCTTTCATGTTAAAGTTCTTCATTTTCGCTTAAATTAAAAATTAAAAAAACAAACTATTAAACTAATCAGAAATCGAACGCAGAGTCTGCAAGTCCACGCAAGGCCTTGACCTCATCGCGGTAATTGTCAGAATCGTTTTTCGCTTTCTTGTCGTTATTCTCAAACATATGCTCAATGTCCTCAATCAGCATCTCTGCACGGCATGATACGGATGTCTCCTTGTATGCTGGTCTGCGGACAATGGACATATCATCAATGGAGTTGAAGGACTTGACATGGCTAATGGCGATGTCGTTGCCCTCATCATCCTTAGTCATTTCAATCTCAAAGTTGTCGCGGGTAAGGCCGAACGAAAACGAGCAGCTTGTAAGGTTGCCCAGTCTGATGTGTTCCAGCGCATAGTCACCATCGGCAGTGTGCGGAAGCTCTGCACGGAAGCCTACCCCCTTGTCATCTACCCAGTATGAGAGGGTGCCTTGGCCGTTCTTCGACCTTGCAAGCATCTTGTCCTTGTCGTGGTTGAGGCAAAGCACGATGTCCTGTGTGGCAAGGTAGTCCTCTGTTATGGAGTCACGCTCTATCACCTCATAGAGAGGGATGTCACGCTTCCAGTCATAGCCGACAACGTTGGAACGGACACCGAACATGATTGCATAACCCTCCACGATGCGTGATTCCTCTTCATTCTCCGAACGGAGCTGGAGGCCATCAGCGATGTATTCGTGTCTCTCTTGTTTCATATTCTCAAACATTTAATCTATATATCCGGCAAAACCCATGTAAAAGGATTACCCTTGCTTAGTATCGCCTGTCAGTTTCGCAGAATCAATAGGCGCGAGGTTGGTTGAGACAAGCACCCTGTCACCACCTGGAACTGGAGGCTGGTTCTCATACTTTCGCCAGTCATTAACACTATATACACCAGCCTGGATAGTCTTTAGCTGGTAGCTAGCCAACGTGTCAAGGTCACATGCCACTAGAGACTTCCTGTCGAACTTGAATATCATCCGACTGAAATTCTCACGGCTGATGAGCTTCCGCCCGAACTCGTTCTCAGTCTTGCAGAGAATAGGATTGAGCGTTGTAGTGTTAAGAGCAGCCTGAGCAGTCTCGGATGACTTGTAGTTGCTCGCAGTGTCCTCAAATGCGAAGCTTGGGTTCACTCCGAAGAATCTGCAAATCTCCTTGGTCTCAAACTTGCGGCTCTCAAGGAACTGCATGTCGGTAGATGAGAGAGATATCTGCTTGAAATCCGTCTGCCCTGCCAATGAAGCTATTCTCGTTCCGTTACGGAACATCTGGTCAAGTGATGTGGCCGTGTCTATCAGTTCCTCATCCTGATACTCCCCGAATCCTCTTACTGAAT